TAGTTTAGCTGCTCATTATCTTCGACAGTTCCATCTAATTTTGTCCAAGTAATCATATCATCCAAGTTGGTCATCACAGTGCCTTTTGGAATATCTGTAACAACATCATTCGGTAGACGTGACCAACGTGCCAAGTGGCCACCACCATAGGTTACTGTTGATCCTGATACGGAAATTGACCCTTCTGAACTACCTTGACCATAAAATGTAATCAAAGACCCGTCAGTACCAGCTCTATTCACTAACAAAACTTGGTCGCTATATGATGAAAATAAATGACTAGCACCGCCCGATCTAATCCTTGCACCAGTATCAGATATGCTATTGCTAAGTGCTGGATAGGTGCCACTGCCGTTCACTCTTACTTCGTTATCAAAAAAACCAACCCCTGAAACATGCAATGGATGTGCGGGGCTTGTTTCGTTGATCCCAACATGACCATCGCTGTCGATCCTGACCCATTCCGTTGAGCTAGTGAAGAACTCCATTCTATCGTTGCTGTGATCATAAGCAATTCTACCGACAGATGAAGTGTCCCCGTCGCCAAAAAAAATAGACGTTTCGGCAGTCGTGCCAGCTACTCCAAGACGCAAAATAAAATCGTCTGCTAGAAGCGTTCCGTCGTTATACATACGAGCAGTAACAGCTGCACCACCGCCATCAACCATAATATCAAGCGGATATGCTGGACTTGTCGTCCCAATCCCAACACGATTGTTAGTGCTGTCCACATACAGGGTGTTGGTGTCTACAGTTAGATCACCGCCAATCTCTGCATCACCAGTAACACTCGCCGCCGTGGTGCTAAGAAGTACCGCCTTTGTGCCTAAGTATCCTGCCATTACGATTGCTCCAGAACACTAACGATAACGTCTGCGCTTGTTGCTGCGCTAGATGTCACAACCACTGTGTCAGTCGTCTCTAGGATAATCTTCCCGTCCAACAAAGACAGTGCTGAGTTAGCTGGGATAGGCGCACCCTTAACCAAGTAAACACCCGCCACCTGAACATCTACTGCAATCTGTGATGTTGTTGTGTTAGATACGTTACACCCAATCATTACTGATGTTGTACTTGATGGTACTGTGTAAGTTGTTACAGCAGACGTACCTACCGATGCTGATGTGTAATTTTTAAATACGTTCATGTTTCCTATTCTCCGTAAGTGTCTAGGTAATTGATAGCTTTGTTAAGCATGTTAATACTATCCTTAAACTTACCTAGTGCAGTGTTACAGGATTGACACAATAAAGCTCTTACATGACCATTACTGTGGCTGTGGTCAACAGCAAGACTCCTAGAAAGCTCACTCTGATGTTTGTTACAAATTGCACAACAGCCTTCTTGCTCTTCAAACATGCAATTGTATTCTTCTAAAGTTATATTAAATTTAGACTTCAAGTTGTTGTGCTTATTACGTAAGTACATCTTGTCTGTATATTTATAAGAACGTCTTTTACACTCTTTACACTTGCTGTCTAAACCGTCTTTTTTACTAGCATCCTTATTAAACTTAGATAAACACTTTATCGTACCGCATTTACTGCAAGTTTTGTCAGCCATCTACTGAATCACCCAAGAGCAATACTCAATGCTAGTGCATTTGATTCTGCATCTGACAGTATAGTAGTCTTGCTGCTACCGCCTAATGTTGCAGCATCTACGTTTAAGTTGTCTACGAAGGTTTTATCTACACGAGTATCAATATCTGAGTTTACTCTTGAAGTAGTATAATATAGGTTTGTACCCTCTGTCAAGTCAGTAGTTGACTTAGTAGCTAAACGAGTATCAAAATCTGTGTTAGCTCTGGCTGTTGTGTAGTAAAGGTTAGTACCTTCAGTTAAGTTTGTTGTACTCTTAGCACTAAAAGCTGTATCAAATCTAGCTTGTGTATAGTACAGATTAGTACCTTCAGCTAAGTCACCTGTGTCATGGTTGCTTAAAGATGATACTGTACCAGTAACATTACCTGTCAGTGGTCCTACAAAGCTAGTAGCAGTAACTGTTGTACCTGTAATAGCTGCTGGTGTTGTCCCACCAATTATGGAACCGTCTACTGTACCACCATTAATATCTGGAGTAGTAAGCGTCTTATTGGTAAGTGTTTGTGTTCCAGTAAGTGTAGCTACAGTCGAGTCAATAGCAACTGTAAGTGTGTTACCAGAACCAGAGGTATCAATACCCGTACCACCAGCAACTGTAAGTACTTCACTATCTAGATCAATATTAAGTGCACCACCAGTGTCACCTTGAAAGTCTAGATCTTGTGCTGTAACCTGTGCATCTACATAAGTCTTAATTGCTTTTGCAGAAGCCAGAGTGTCATCAAGAGCACTAACACTTGAAAGATCTGTATCAACACTAGTTATACCAGTAGAAGCACCGATTGTCAAGTTATCAATGTATGCAACACCATCAATATAAAGATCTTTCCACTCAGATCCTACTGCACCTAAGTTATAAGTATCATCTGTTGATGGTATAACATTAGATGCTACATCTGCAGTGATTGTAACTGTATCAGTAGCAGCATTACCAAGTGTTGTGTTACCGTTAACTGTCAGGTTACCAGTGTTTGTTTGGTTGCCTGTGACACCTAGTGTACCACCGATTGTTGTATTACCAGTTACACCAAGAGTAGATGATGCAGTAATAGTTGTGAATGCACCAGAAGATGCAGTAGTGGCACCGATAGTTGCATTATCAATAGTACCACCGTTAATGTCTGCTGTGTCAGCTATAAGGCTGTCAATGTTAGCAGTACCATCTACATACAGGTTACGCCACTCTTTAGTTGCACTACCTAAATCATAAGAGTTATCAACGTTAGGTACAAGGCTAGAGTCAACATCAGCATTAACTGTAATGCTGTCTGTATTCGCATCACCAATAGTAATATTACCACCAAGAGTAATGTCACCGTCTACTGTAAGATCACCAGCAAAATAACCATCTTTAAATTTATAAGTAGCAGAACCTAAATCAATGTCGTTAGATGTTACAGGAATAATAACACCATCTTGAAATCTAAATTGTTCAGTCGAAGTTCCTGCTACATCAACAAAGACACCCACACGGTTATTAGTATCGTCTACTACAACTTTGTTAATAGGAGTAGCTACACCAGGGTCACCAATCAATCCAATGACTGGACCCTCTGCTGTAGTGCCGTCGTGTTTGTGACCTGTGGCATTACTAAAGGCAGCTAGTAGCTGGTCAAACTCGTCATTAGAGTCTGCTGCCTGAATAATATCACCATCGGTGTATGTACTTTGGCGTGTATAACCTGCCATATTTTATCTCCTAGCTCCAAGATCGTATTCTAGTTGGAAACCTTTTAATGAGTATGGATAGGACACTCCATTGTCCACCACACGTAGTGCAAGAGCAAAACCAGAACCTTCTACTGGTTGTCTTACAAGAGGGTTAGTTTGACCACCGTAAGTAGCAGTACCATAAGCTGATGTACCGTAGATAGCTACAACCTTAGTGGAGTCAAAGGGGTAAGCTGCTGGACGTGGTACATTAGGATCTTCATAATCATAACGTAAAAACAAGTCTGCGTTTACTGTACCAGTTGGTGAGTAGTTAATAATTACACGTTGAAATGCTTTACGAATACCAGCATCACCTAGTGTTAAATCAGGGCTACGGTAACGTCCAATAATAGTTGTACCATCAAAATCATTACCCTGTTCTTGACGATATACATAACCATCGTAGCCACCGTGCAAGATATAAGTGGTACCTTGTACAGTTATACTATCAGTGCAAGCAGTTTGAATCCCGTTAGTCTCAGCAAACTCGTAGCTTTCAGGTTTACGAACCATAATAACACCACGAGTCTGCTCTGCTAATCGTGTATCTGTATTATTAAAAAAGATACGGTACTGTGTTTTATCTGGAATAACAACACTGTTAAACTGATCTACATCTGTAATACCTTCAAACAATTTTTGCACAGGCTTACTAATTGTACCAAGTTCAACGTCACCAATTCTTGCAGTACCAGCAACAGTGCGAAGCCCATCACGACCAAGGAACACAATCTCACCTGCAACCTCTTGTACTGTTGCACCATTAAGACAACCAATGTCTCTGGTTACAGGCTCTAATACGAAGTCAGCTAAAGTGCTACCACTTAGTTTATAAATACGTTCTTCTGAAAAAATAAATAGATCACCACGAAATGGAAACAGTGCAGTAACCTTACTATCTACAAAGATACTACCAGCACCATTTGCTGGATCAAAATCATTATCTGAATAAGGTGCAGTGAATACTACTTCTGCTGGTGAGGATGACATACCTGCAAAGAACAGTGCATGTTTAAACCCTTTAATATACTTAGGATCTAAAGGAGCACCAGTAGCATTTAATTCTGTAACAGTTGTGCCGTCGTATTTAGCTGCGTAGTTAGCACCATCTGCCCAGATAATCT